TACGTCTTTTTCGTCGCTGCGAATGTGCACCGTTTGCACGAAATCTGCATCCTTTGTGACAGCGTGCACGAACCTCAAATTACCAAACTCCACAACCTTAGACACTGATTTTATGGTTACCATGTCGTGTTCATAGTAAGTACCGTTGGATCTGGTCGCCATTTTGATCATAGCCTTCTTTCCAGGTATGACTCTGTATGTGAGTTCTGTACCTACTCGATGCAGCCCTGCAACCATAGGAAATTCTATGCCCGATATGACTTTAGTACCGTTCATGGGATTCGTTGCATTGTAGTAGTGTGCATCGGTCATGGCTACTAGATCGGTGTCGGTAGTGTTTCTGTATGATACAAGCTCGTTACGGGGTGCTTCGAACCTAAAGCAAATTGTTTGTCCTTTGTACTGCAAATACAAATTTGGGTTACTCTGGATTCTCCTCATGTAAGCATCGTAGTTTCTCGTGTGATATTCCTCATTGTAGCCTGAGTCTTGTAGACGGAAGGGTACCACGGAGATGTACGTGGGGCAGTATTCTGGAGTGGTGGCGCCTCTCTTGAACGAAGCGTAAACAGACAAGTATTTGCTCCCTATGTCGACAATTCTCTTGTATCTGCCGGTGATAGCTAAGTCTAGTACAGTATTCCATGATTTTACGTGCATGCAATTTGCCAGTCGTCTGTTGCACAAATGTCCTCCGTTGTCGAACAGCTTGGTCTTTGTGCCTAGAGTTTCGATTTCTGCGGACACTCCGAATTCTGCCATGGCGTTGAGGAGCTTCGAGTCCACATTGCTTCCGAATCGGTTGTAAAAACCTCTGTTAGAGTCGTAGCAAACTCGATCATGTTCTCCGGCTGGCTTTTCGTCTCTAGCGAAGTAGTGTCCGTCGCCTTGCACGTGAGAGTTGAGTCGCACTACCAGGTCAGCGTACTGGTCTGAAGTTAGGGCTAAGTAGCAATGGTTGACGCTAGTGCCTAGTGATACCCACATCTCATACTTGGGATAAGATTTGGATAATTCGATCAGATCCTTGGTAAACCATTGTCTCTTGTTCCAAATACCGGTCACGATGAGGTTCAAATAGTCAGCGCATCTTCCACTGGGCATGCAAATTACGTATCCATTGGTAGTTCTTCTAGGAAGCATTGCAGCAGCATTCACAGTTTCCCAAGCAGCATCGATGTCTACGTCTAAACTAGGTATTTTATGCTTGGGCAACAATTTGGTGCATATGTTCACTCCTCCAGCATTGATGACAGTGACGCTCTCTCCTGAATCGTCGTTTGTGGGTAGTATGTGCGGTTTTCCTTTGAACCCCACGCCGAT